AGCGTCATCTTGACCCCACTTGTGCTCAAACTTTGCCTTTGCAGACAACTTTTCGGTAACGGGGATTGATGCACCGACTTCAGCAACGGTGAAAGAATCACCATCAAAAACTTCTACGCCATCTTTGGCAGAAAGACCACCACCAACTTCAATATAAGGTTTGATACCACTCTCAAGTTTGGTTCCATAACCAATACGTGCTTGGTGAACTGTTTTACTATATCCTTCTTCATCGCCCTTGAACTCGGACTTGGTGGATACGTATGGACCTGCCATTGCGGGGGCGGTAACCGCCAATCCGAGCAGGGCAACTGCGAATGCTTTCATTTGTTTGTTTGTAAACTACTTGGTTGTCTATTCAGACTTGATTATTATATCAGGATTCATTAAATCTGTATTTAAGATCAAGTTAAATTGATTTAAGAGTAGACAAACCTCAGTATATAGAGGGGGTTAACTTAATTTTAACCATAAAAAAACCTCCCCTTAGGGAGGTCGTTAGGATATCCTTATTAACTAGTGAATCAGAAGTTGTACTTAACGCCCAACTTACCACCGACGCCAAGGTCGTCAGAGTCATCAGCAGTCAGGAAAGAAACCTCACCATAGACGCCGAGAGCGTCGGAGACAGGGATACCAAGACCTGCTTTACCGGAGAATTCAGTCTCGGTGTCAACACCGTCTTTAGCGACGACGGCAGGTCCAGCCTGGACATAGTAGGAAGCAGCGCCAACTTCACCCTCGTAACCAACGTGAATGTCGGTGGTTGCTCCGGTGTAGTCATCTCCAGTCCAACCTGCATTGGTCTCGACATTGACGTAAGGACCGGCTAGGGCAGCGGCAGGAGCGAATGCGACAGCAGCGGCTGCAGCAGCGATAGTCGTTTTGAACATTGGTTTAATACCTCGTAGTTTTTACTTGTGGAATGATTACCCACAGATGAAAAGAACCTCGACATGGTTCTGTTAGTAGCCCTTTGTTACAAAAAACAAAAGGTTAAGTATTTATACTAACTTCGGATTAGGGAAAACCCGAAAGCGGGAGATCGGGTTCGAACCGACGACATTCAGCTTGGAAGGCTGACGTTCTACCACTGAACTACACCCGCAGGTGGTGGGGATTGCTCCCCAGACACATCCTTCACACGGACAGGAGTATCATATAACAATCTTTTTAGATTGTCAAGCCTACCGACGGACTTGAACCGACGACCTGAGCTTTACAAAAGCCCTGCTCTACCAGCTGAGCTAGGTAGGC